TTCGACTAGTTCTTGAATTAGTGGCCATAGATAATCAATAAAAGCATCGCCTCGCCATTTTTGCTCAGGGTCTTCTGTCGTGATTGCATAATGTGTAGGGTCTTCATCCCCATTGTCGAAGACTATTGCGCGGGCTTCTGTAGCGGGGAAGTCTTTGTCTGACCATACAAAGTCAACAATATGAAAACCGACTCCGCCAATTCCGTTCCGGTGATATTCGCAAGCCGTTACATAGTGAATATGAATATCATTGTTCATTGTCTTACCCTTTCCTGTTAAGCCGCGATTGCTTCGGGTTGCGCTTCCGCTTTGAGAATATATTGCATGGCCTTGGTAGCTAGTGAGGCCGCGCTGAATATGGCGTTCTTGTTGCTATTGAGAACCCGCAACCATCCTTCGATATATTGAGCATGGTCAATGCGAGGCTCGTTTTCGATACCAAGTGAGGCGCAAAGAAAGGCCGCTCCTAGTTCAGCTACCAGTTCTTCGAAAGCGTAAGCATCGTCACCGAAACGCTTGCCTTTTGTCCTATTGAGGCGCGTTTCAGCACCGGACCAGTGTGTCAGTTCATGCAACAGAGTTGAATAGTAGGCTTGTGTCGCATTATTTCCGTCACCATCACGAAACCGCCATTGGTCCGGCATATAGATGGCATCGGTAGAGGGCCGATAAAATGCACGTTGGCCACCTTCGATGATCTCAGCACCAGTTGCTTTGATTGCTTGGTCAGCGTTTTCTATGCGTTGGACAAGGTTTTCCGGTAATGTGTCCGGCGTTCCGCTAGCAGAATATCCTTCCACTTGATCAGCATTGAAAAGAAAAAACGGCTTGGCAAACATGAATGAGCGGGTTTCATCCTCGCCTTGCTCATTCTGTTTCGTCTTAAGACCTTGCGAGAAATAGGCACAATGCACGGCCTTTTCACCTTTCCGGACAGTAGCACCGACAGACTGCCAATGCTTGTATGTCGCCCATTGATTTGAGGAATAGGACCGCTCTTTCTGCTCAATCCATAGGGAAATGACGTTTGCGCCGGAATAGGTATTCTTTGAGATGGGGTTGTGAGGCAAGGCCGAACATACACCGGAACGATGCCAAGGCATGACGAATTCACCAGCGCCACTTTCGATGGCCGCAACGATCTTGTTTGTGATGGTTTCTTGAATATTCATCGGATTAACCTTTCTTTATCATTTCTAGAACTGAGGTGAGGATCATGACGGAAAAAGCGATGGCGAAGAATAGGCCATAGGCTGAAATGACGGTTGTGATGCTATCCATGTTCAAGCCTCAACCGCTACGATTGGAGTTGTGTATGCGTTAAAATCTGATTGTGCTTCGGCGAGTGTCTTATATGCGCGGCCATGACGAGTGCCGTCACGATCAAGGGAAATAACCTTAAAGCACTCATTCTGAAAACGGGTGCCAGAGCCCGCCGGAACAACTCCGGCAGATACATGAACGAGATAATATGGGCGTTGCCATGCGCCGCGTGCTTCGGAGATCAATGTTTCATTATTGTGTAGCATTGTCTTTGTCCTAACGTTTGTGCCGGACCGATCCGGTGACATGACAATCTTAATATTAGCAAGGATTGTCAAGCGGTATTATAAGAATAAATAAAGAAAAATGTAAGGGTTTGAAATTGCAAGAGAAAATCAAAAAGAAAGTAACGGCTCGTGGCCTTCGAAGACTGGCTAAGGCGAGTGAAGGTGTGAACCATCGCGGTCAGCCAAGCGGAAGACGCTATGCAATCATTCCTAGTAGGGCCGTATATTCACCGGACTTATCACCGAATGATCTCTTATTGCTTTGCGCTCTTGGTCTATTCGTATCGAGGCAAGGTGTCAGCTATCCAACGTATGAGACAATTCGGAATTGCACGGGGCTAGGACCGACTCAGGTCTCAGCTAGTTTAAAGCGTCTAATCAATGCCGGAATGATCCGGAAGCTACAGCCGAAGTGGTTCAAGAACCAGACAAGTAAATGGCTGACTAGCAGGTATCAGGTGCTGTTTTCGTCAAACGATCCGATACCGACAGACGAAGAATTAAAGACGTCAATACCGTTTGCGACAGATAGCGATGAAGACGTTCAAGTTATTAAGATCGTTAATGAACCGATAAAGGAAGTTAATGACAAGACGATAGGGATTGAAAGGGAGTTACGGTCAATGTCTCAGACTTACGGCTACACAATTCAGACCGACACTTCATCTCTCAATCACCTAGCTAATCTCAATCCATCCCGTGATCGGATAGCCATGGCGTTTAGGAATTATGTCACACGCTTCGGGTCGCTGCCGACTACGCTACAGATGCTAATCGATAGGGGGATGTTTGAATGAGGCACCCTTTGCCCCCCACCCCGTGCCCTCTACTGCGGGGTGTACCACTCAATTTTTTTCTGAAATTCAGGAGATCAACTCAAATCACTAATTCGATGTATCCCTAGGGGATAGATAAGGGGGTTCGCGGGATGAAAGTCAATACCTGTCAAGATAGGTTGAGGGTGTGTTCCACAGGAGATTGCATTGGGTAGAGTAAGATCGTTTAGAAATGGCATTGTTTCCTCTGATCCAACTAAGAAAGAGGCAGTTCTTAGTGAAATAGAAGCCCTTGGCTCGGCAGCCATAACGGATGTTTTGTCATGGGATTCATCTGGAAACGTCACTGTTAAGAACTCTAATGAGTTGCCTTTGAATGTTCAGAAGGCCATAAAGAAGGTCAAGGTAACGCCGACCAAAGAAGGTAATGCTATTGAGGTCGAAATGCACGACAAGATCGCTGCCCTGCGGTTATTGTCTAAGCACCATGGCCTGATGGAAATTGGCGCTGACGAAAATAGACCGACAATCATCGGGATCAATCTCAAAGGCCCGGCAGTCACACATTATGAAACAAAGGTAATCGATGCGGAAACCGAAGAAACAACAGACGCAGAATGAGGCGGCAGAAGCCTTTGCTAACGCTGGTCTTGAATTAGACTTCTCCGAGTCACCGACCACTTGGAAGTTCCTCAATAACGATGCCTTCTTCCGTGGTCTCCTCGGCCCTGTAGGATCAGGTAAGTCCTATGCCTGTGCATCAGAGATATTCCTCAAAGCCGTCCAGCAAAGGCCGTCTCCGGTCGATAATATCCGCTATTCACGGTTCGTCATTATCCGTAACTCATATCCTGAACTGCGGACTACGACGATCAAGACTTGGCAATCCATCTTTCCAGAAGATGTCTGGGGACCGATGCGCTGGTCTCCGCCTATTACCCATCACCTCAAACTGCCTAGCCGTGATGGTATCCCCGGAGTTGATTGCGAAGTCATCTTCCTAGCCCTAGACCAGCCAAAAGACGTTCGAAAACTCCTCTCGCTTGAACTTACCGGTGCTTGGGTAAACGAAGCTAGAGAATTACCACTCGCTGTGATCCAAGGACTGACCCACCGCGTAGGTCGTTATCCCACTAAATTACACGGCGGCCCGACTTGGCGTGGTATCTGGGCTGATACCAACCCGATGGATACTGACCATTGGTGGCACAGACTTGCCGAAAAAGAACCAATTCGCGGCAAATATGAATGGAAATTCTTCAAACAGCCGCCCGGAATGGTCGAATGTGCCGCTGAACATCCGGGAGCCATACCCGGTGCTGGCCGCTACTGGACCGTCAACGAGAAAGCGGAGAACATCAATAACCTTCCGCCCGGTTACTATGAGCAGCAACTCGGTGGCAAGAACCTAGATTGGATCAGATGCTATGTCGCTGGTGAGTATGTCTATGTCCAAGAAGGTAAAGCCGTCTGGCCGGAGTATTCAGACACTCTGATGAGCGTCGATAAGATCGACTATGACCCAAGCCTACCACTCCAGATCGGGATCGACTTTGGTTTGACACCGGCAGCCGTCTTCGGTCAGAAAACACGCAATGGCCGCTGGCATATTCTCCATGAAATCGTCTCATTCAGCATGGGTCTAGAGCGGTTCGGCCAAATCCTGATGCACGACATCATGACCCACTTCGCTAAAGCCCAAGTATTTGTCTGGGGCGATCCGGCGGGTGTCGCTCGTGACGGTATCTTTGAGGTCACAGCCTTCGATTATCTCAAAACCATAGGATTAAATGCCCAGCCTACGGCATCGAATGACTTTATGGTGCGCCGAGAAGCCGGTGCATTGCCTATGCAACGCCTGATAGACGGTAAACCGGGTCTAATCCTCGACTCAAGCTGCAATCGGTTGCGGAAATCATTAGCCGGTGGCTATCATTTCAAGCGCGTAGGCGTAGGAGGTGGCACAGATCGCTTCCGTGATGCGCCAAACAAGAATGAACATTCCCATATCGGGGACGCTTTTGGCTATCTCATGCTCGGTGGCGGAGAGTTCCGCACTCTGACCCGTGGCCATCAGATCGGCGGCAGACTTCCCATGCAAACCAGCGCAAAAACGGACTTCGACATCTTCGCATGATGCCCAACGCTGACATAATTCGTAGTGCAAACTTCCCGGATCACTACGAAATCAAAGAGTTTCATGTGAAACACATACGCGCCATGCGTTTGTGGCAAGCCGATATGAATACCATCGCAGCCTATGACGACTTTGATACCATCATCTCGGAATATGCGTCACGGTTTTTCTCATTCACCGTCTTCGACGGAGAGAAACCTATCCTTTGCTATTTATTTTTTCCGCTATGGCACGGTAACTGGGAAGTGACGGTTTTTAAAGATGCCGATTATGTGACGAAAAAGCCAGTTGAGATGACGAAATGTAGTAAAAACATGATAAAATTTATATCTAACATGACATTTGTAAGGCGTTTGCAGATAACTGTAAGAAATGATAATCCTAGAGCGGTTCGGTGGGCCAAGACGATTGGGTTCACCAGAGAGGCTTTCTTACGGTCTTATGCGTCTGACGGTTGTGACTGTCACATATTTGCGAGGTTGAATCATGGGTTTCATAGCACAGGCATTGGGTCTTAGCGGCGGCGGAGGCGGTTCTTCGGCTGCACAAGAGAAGCAAGTTGCACTGCAACAACAGCAAGAACAGCGCATTGCGGCTCAAGAAGCGGCTGCCGGTCAGCAAATGGCTGCATCAATCCGTGCTCGCACACGTGGTGGATATCGTCAGTTGCTTTCGCCAGAGCGTATTGCTCCTGAAACGGGTCTGCCGACTAAACTCAGTGGTCTCTAATGGTCGCTAAGAAATACCAGAACCCGCAAGGTGGGCTGAACGCAGCCGGTCGCGCTTACTTCAAGCGTAAAGAAGGCTCGAACCTCAAGCCACCGGTAAAGGGTGCGCCTCAATCGCGTGAGCAACTCGGTCGCAAGGCTAGTTTCCTAGCGCGTATGGCTGGTGTCAAAGGTCCAGACTACGACGAGAAGGGCAAGCCAACTCGTAAACTGCTCGCACTTCGGGCTTGGGGAGCCAGTTCTACGGCAGATGCCAAAAAGAAAGCGGCTGCCCTTAGCGAACGCATCAAGAAGATGAAGGACTAGATATGGCCCTACTTAAAGCCGAGACAGAAACAGAGGAGCCCGGCGAATATGCTTGCCCGTTGGCGACTCAAGACATCTCTCATAACCTTAAAAATCGCAATCATGCTTTTATTATGTATGGTTACGGTCCACCAAACCCTGAAGAACCAAATCTTGCGTTCTGGTTGAAGAAGGCGGCGATGTATAACGTCACGGTTCCAGAAGCCATGACGATGCGCTGCGGTAATTGCGCTGCTTTCATCCAGACCAGTCAGATGATGGACT